TGCGGTGGGGATGGCTAGATATCTGCTAACGACAAAAGTGATAAAGAGAAGAAAGTAGCGAATGAGATGGATAATATAATGAATAATTATGAGAATATGTTATCTAGTAACTTCGGTGTGAAGCCTGTCAAAGAGAAAGCAACTGGTAAAGATTTTAAGAAACCGGATGAGAAGGTATCTGAGGTAGATTCAAAAACTCAACGGCCAAAGGGTGAAGTAAAAGCTGACGAAAAAAGTAAGGATGTCGGTGGAGCTAAAGAAGACTTACAGGAACCAGTTGAGGCGGCTGAAGATAAAGAAGAAAAAAAGTCTAAGAAAAAGAAGAAATCAGTTAAGGAGAGTATAAATACTTCTAACAAAGGTACTATTATGTCAGAAGATAAATCAATATTTGATAAGCTCTATGAGAGCGTAATGGGTGAAGACGACGATTTTGAGCTCGGTATTCCGGGTGATGATGGTCTGGACGTTGGTGATGAGCCCGGTGAAGATGAAGGTGGCGACGTAACAATTACATTGAGCCCTGATCAAGCCGATGCCCTTAAGGCGCTTGTAGACCAACTTGGTGGTGATGACGAAGATCTTGGCGACATTGACGCCGAGGATCCGTTAGCCGATACCGACGAACTAGAAGATAGTGTCCAAGAGGATACTACACAAACTAGTGACGGTAAGAAGCCTGGTACTGATCCTTCTGACGGCGGTGGTAAGACTACAGATCCTGCTGCTGATAGTTTAGGTGGTAAGAGTTCTGGTGATGGAGCCGTTCCTGTTACAGACAAGGAAGGTACGGAGCAGACAGGTGATGGTAAAAAGCCTGGTGTTGCTAAGAATTCTGGGAAACCTGGTAAACAAGCCGTCTAACTGATAATATAACAATACCTTTAAAGGGCCCCTTGCATTGCAGGGGGCTTTTTTTATTAAATAATTAAAATGTTTAAAAAGATATTTCTAGAGCTTCTTAGGCAACCACGTCGGACGAGAGTATTAGAGCTTGTCAAAGTGAGAAATATATTAGGTAGTAGGCGATTTAGAGGATCTACTGGGGCAAAAGATAATAAGCTCTTACCAGCTGTTCATCATGCTGATCCAAATTATCCAAAAAAATTAGAAACTCTTAAAAATATGCAATCAGGTCTATTTTTGTTAGATGACCAAGAAGTACAATCAGTAAAAAACATGTTTGAAATTACTGATCTAGAAGAGATAGGTTCCCGTAATTTAGGTAATACAGGTATAACGTTTTATATTGCAGATAATAAATATTATATTAAAAAATAATGGGAGCATTTCTTACAACGACAATTAGTGCAGTAAAGTATTATGAAGACGCTGAAAATACTACCCGGTTTAATTATAAATTAAGTGGTACTAATGAAAGGGCTCAAACATATAAAAGATGGTGGAAAGAGCAAATAAGATTATACGGAACAAAAATAGATTATTATGTTCGCAATTTTGCTCTTAGTGCGACTGATAAAGTTTATGGAGAAAATACCCACCAGGGATATCATCCTAAAGCCACATTTGTAATGTTAATGAATTTAACAGATGGTTCTCTTACGTATTCTCAATATGGTCTGATTTCAGATGATGAAATAGACGCAGTAATAGATATAGAAACATTTCAACAAAATATATCATCTTATGCTGGTTCAGTTTCTGCCTCACTACCAAAAGCAGGAGATGCCTTTCAATTAACTGAGTATGGTGATGATCGAACTGTTGGTCGCGATGGTAAAATATTTGAAGTTACTGAGCGTATGGATGAATTGATTGGTGAGATAAATCAATTACAAGGCCATTATGTCTTTAAATTAAAAGCTCGTCGGAACGACCATACATTCTTACCAGGAATATCTGCAGAGGCTGGTTCTACCATGGTTATAGATGCTTCCGGAGTTGGACCACTTACTGCTATAGAAACAGATTATATCAATGATTTAGATACCGAACAGTCAACATATTTTGACTACGGGACTAATGACGATGTATATGGGGACTACTATTAACAGTCGACTGTAGTTTCTCTTGCTTATATTCGTACTCTATATCTTTTAATACAGAGTGATATCTCTCGTTAATATATTTGTTAATTGGAATTGGTTTTAAACAATCTTTAGTATATCCAGTTTTCTCTGCTTTGTCGGATATAATATTAACTGCTTCGTATAGACACATCCACCGAGCTAGTGGTGAATAGTCTGTTTCTGTTTCTGTCTTATTTATCATATATTATATTTGTCGGTAGTATTGTGCTTATATCTATTTGTACTTTATTTTCTGCGTTACACTTATCACATTCAAACGTATTTTCTTCTGTAAGGTCAATACTAATATTGTTTACTTTCTTACAACCCTGACATTCAATCATTACCATGTTTTTACTTGCGAGTTGTGCTAGAGATAATGCTTCTTTTTCGAGTTGTAGTCTTGCGATATATCTAAGTATATTATTGTATAATATAAAAAATATTATTTGTACAGCACATGCAAAAATAGATGCTTGTATAAAAGAGATTAGTGTAGGGTTAAAGAAGTAATAAACACCTCCCATGCTACTCGAAATTAATATTAAAAAAGTTAAACTACGAATTATCTGCGCCATCATGATCTAAATCGTCCGCTACCGATTTTATGATATCTTGAATTTTTTGCAACTTCTTATTTACGGATAATTTAGTTTTTTCGTCCGAACGAACAGTAGGGTTTTCGAATAATTGATTCAAAAGATAAGTAGCGTCAGATATACTTTTAAATGCTGATCCTAATTGTTCTACTGCATGATCACCAGGGAACGGTACTAGGTCTGCTTTAACTTTATTATATGTTTCTGGACTCGATTTTGCGATGTCAGCAAGAGTTTTAGTAGTTGGTCGAACGTGTCTAGACTTAACATCCTTCCAATACTTGTTGGTGTACATATATAAATCTTCGAAAAGTATGCCTTTCATCATAAGTATTTAATAAATAGTTACATGGGAAAGTTTGAAAATAAATTTTTATCTGTATTAAAAGAAGATGAGGTGCCGGCAGTTGATGCAAATCCAGCGGATGATGCCCAGTCGTTTGCAGGTAGTTTAGACGAACCAGATAACGCTAGCGATTTTGAAGATATACAAGACAATCAACCGAATACTGCGAATGAGCTATCTCAATTACAAGAGTGGGTTGATAATATTGACGAAGTTGTTGACTATTTAAACGGTGGTACTGATAGTGTGTTAGGGTATTTACGAACAGATAATAAAACCGGGACAATTTTTGATGGAGTATCAGATGCTACTAAATCAGAGATTCTAGATATTTGTGAACGATTAGCTAGTTTGAATCAGATTTTCAAAAACTTATATATAGAAAAACATAAATAATTAAGATTATGGCAACACAAGCAGAATTAACTAAAAAGGTAGATGACTTAACTGCGGCAGCAACTGCAGCACGTACAACTTGGAAAGAAGCGATTCCAGGACCAGATGATCCTAAGATGACAGACACCGAGCAAGCTGAAGTCGATCGACTTGAAGAGGCGTATACTACAGCGAAAGCAGCACGAAAAGCTGCCGAGAAAGAATTAGCTAATTGGATCGAGGCGCAGCGAGTTGCAGAAGCAGCTGGTACCCCGGTAAATGCTCCAGCACCTGCTCCAGCACCTGCTGATGATAATGATGGTATGAGTGTTGATGATCTAGCTTACCTGGGTTATATTTGACACAGTAAAAGTTTACCTTTTAGTTCTTTATAACTATTTTTAATTATAAACCGTGACGAGATTTTGTCACGGTTTATTTTTACGCACACGTCATTAAAATCTTTATACTGTTTAAATTCTTTAGGCCAGATAAAGCACTCTTCTCCTTGACCTAGAAGAGATTTAGTTTTTTCTTTTGCAGTCTCATCACACCATTGATTATCTAATACCCATATTCTCTTGTGAAACGGGTATTGTTGTATTTGTTTTTCTTGTCTCTTAGTAAAGCATGAACGACCTTTGCTAATACCTCCAACAGCGACACCGTTTTTTACAAAAAAGCTATCAATTGGTCCTTCAAATATAAAAATATACTCTAGATCGTTCGTTATACTATCAAAATTAAATATTGTTTTATCAGCTCCTATTTTAGATAAATATTTTGGTTTTTTATCTTTTTTATTTTGTTCTAATTTACGAGATTGATAAAATAATATATTCTTATCTTCATAGAAAGGAATTATAATTCTATTTTTATGAACAAAATCATCTCTGCAAAACCATAAGGATTTCGGCTTATTTATAGCTGTAAATAATCTTCTACTATTACATGTATTAATTGCATGTGTTACCATTTCTTCGTGACTATAGAAACTGTATTGAAGGTTGTCGTATAAATTAATACAATCACCCGGAAGAGATTCTGGTTGTTTTTCTGGTATTAGAGGATTAACCTTTTCTTCTGGAATAGTGAATGTATTAAACTCCTTACATTCAGTTATAATCTCAATATAATTCTTACCAGTTACTTCTTGAACCCAGTTAATAGGAGAACCACTCCACCCACAATTATGACAAAAGATATAATTCTCTTTAGCGACGAAATATAACCGTCTCTTTTTCCCCCAAGATTTCCCCTCACGACATAAAGGACAACCACCTTCATATACGTTAGTAATTTTTTTATATTTTGGATATCCAGCGTACTGGAAGAACTTCTCAATAATATAGTCTTGAGGTATTACTTCACTTATCATCAATTTTAGTTACAGAGATGGGAATCTTAGTAATAAATTGACCTGTACGTGGATCAGTATAATGTGCTTCCACCCGGACTTCACCATCAATTGTAATGTTTTTCATTACTGGTCTTACTGTGTCACCGGATGGGCCTACTATTGCTCTTGGTACTCTAGGTAGATGCATTTTGTATAGCCTTGTTAATAGTATTTATTAAATTTTCATTATTATCGAACGACTTTCTCCAAGAAGTATAGTTTCTAACAATAGACCATAAGTTTAATTCCTTAGCCTTTTCTAAAAACTTCGAGTAATTTGCTTTACTTTCTTCAAAACTCTCTAATTGCTCTTTATAAGCTGGTACTTCGTCATCGTAATAATTATACCCAATTTTAAGGTCCATTAATTCCCAGTTACGTTTATATATTTCGTGTTGTTCCTCTGTTAGTGCATCTCTCTTTACCGATACTATAGGGTCTCCATCATTTAATGATGAGAGATGATGTTCTAATTTAAGAAATCTCTTTGTACCATATCTAGGTATACCAGGAATATTATCGGACTTATCACCTGTTACTGCTCTAAATGAAATATAATATTCCTTTTTTACTCCAGTATGCTCTTCAAAATTGTTTAATGTTACCTCCTTCTTTTTTATAGGACTATATACTGTCGTCTTTTCTGAAACTGTCTGAAGTAGGTCCTTATCTGTCGTGACAACGACATTTGATCCTTCTAAGTTGAAGGAGAGCCAAGCCATTAAATCATCAGCCTCCATACGAAGTGGATATATATTATGTACACCTAGATCAGAAATAAGTTCTTGTATTTTTTCTGCATTCTCAAAAACATTCTTAAACTTATCATCGTCTCGCCCGGCCTTATATTTTACTGCTGTAGCTTCTTTACGGAAATTGGTTGAAGGCCATTCAAGTTTCTTATCCCAAGTACAATAAATATGATTTGGTTGGAACTTGTCTGCGTACGATTTAAGAGATCTTAAAAATAGAAAGATTTGTCCAGGACTATTATTTTCTTCTATTTTATAATTACTAGTCCAGAAGATACGATAAAGTAGATTATTACCGTCAATTATTAGATTGTTTGCTCCACCATTTATCATTTTCTTTGTACCACATTATAGTATATCTCAAATCATCGGCAAATGTTTTTTTAGTCTCAGAAAACTCTAACTGTTGACCAGCTTGAATCATCATTGATCTATATTGAGAATCTCTTAAACTATATCTAAGATCATGGCCTTTTCTATCTTCAACATATTTTATTAACTTCTCTGAAGCTTTAAGTTCAGATAAAATAATCCTAACAATTTCAAGATTAGAACATTCGGACTCATAGTCCGGGGCTAAATTATATATATCACCAGCTGTACCAAATCGTAGCACATTGAATATTTTTTCACAATGATCTTTTACGTATATCCATTGTCTCATATTAGCACCGGCACCATAGACAGGTATTTTTTTATTACT